AGAGTTTACGGAGAACGATTCTTTTGCTAGATTGGTTGATCTCAGGATCTTGTAGGATCATTGGACTATTCTGAGTTCTCCAAGCTGTCTCTTTTGCAAGTCGTTTCTCACGAGCGGAGCTTGTTTCTACTTCGAGTGAAAGATTTCCATCAATAATAAAGTCTTTTCGAGTTATTACGAGTGCACTTCTTCCTGTTGAGCTTCCTGCATATATTACTTTCTTGTCTGCTTCTGTAAATTTCTCAGCGTAAGTCTCAAAGTGGATATTTACGAACTGTTGTTCTCCGATTGAATCCATTTCCTCATTGAGAGAGAAGATGACATCAGCAGAATCCATCATCAGAGAGTTTGTTTTTGCTGTTTCCCTTCGTTCTGCTGTACTTCATTCGGCAATAGCATTTGTAGAGAGTGCATTGTCTAGTTCTCTATCGAGTCTTTGCATAAACTCTGTACTTGCACTAACATTTGTATCAACTGGAACTTTTGCAACTATGTTAGAGAGAGAAACTTGTGCTCAATCTAATCCAGTTTTGATTGGAATCTTTTTCTTAACTGAGAAGTCTATATCTTTTCCTGATACATAATCCGAGTTGTAGAGATAAGTTCCATATACTTCTTGTCTTACCTTGTCAGCCTGAAGGTTTACCATTTCTGCATTCCATTTTTGAGTGTCACGAGCGTAATTAGCAGGTCGATCTCAATAGAACGATCCATTAGGACTCCAATAAAAGAACGAAAACGGAGAAGAAGTGAGTTTCTTTGTAGAGTGAATATGAGAACAATTCCCATTTACAGCATACATTATCCATCTACCTAGCTTTCCAACTTCAACTGTTATATCCTCTTCAAAGTAGTAGAATACATCAAATATATTCTTGTCGTGTTGTTCAATCAATCCGTTATTCTGTTGTTCAACTCTTTTAGCATCCTTAGCTCATTCAACTGCATCTTGTGAGACACTTGTATCCCATCCTAGCTCTTCCATTTCTTCTCGACTCTTGATTCCGTAAAATCCAATATATCGATAGTCTCCTATGAAGTAATCTCCGTATGGATCTGGAACTGCAAGGAGTGGATTAATACGAGACCAGATAGGACATTTCTTTTTACCATCCCATCCTACTTTTGCAAGGATAGCAAGACCTGTTGTATATTTGTCAGTATCCTTGTAATAACGAATAGCTTTCATCTGAGGAGTATCTCTATCTTCCTTGTATACTTTATTTTGTGCCTTTGCAATTCTCTCGTTACCATTCTGAGTAGAACGAATATATACAGGGCTTTTATTCGTGTATGATCTTGCAACCATATTACGAACCTTTGTAGACATAGTAAAATCTCAGATAAGATTCTCTTTGCCTTTCTTCTTCTTTCAACGGATCAATGCAATATCAGCTTCAATTGCATCCTTCTCGCCTTGTATGTTATCTTCTCACATTTGCTTCCTTTCTCTGATTCGAGCTAGGATATCAGCATCTTGTATGTTTTCCATAGAGTAGTTTTATTTCATTATATGAGAACTTGTATCATAATCAAGTTTTTTTTAGTATACTCAGAAGTCTAAAGTAATCTCATCTATTTCTTCGTTTTTAAATATTCATAGTGGATCATTTTCATTCTCTTTTTCTTCCTCTTCATCATCAAAAGGTTTTCTCGTGATATGATTGAATATGATCGCCATATAACGAAACCAATCTGCATCGTGTGATGTAAAGTCGTGTATTGGTGACTTCTTAAACTGTCATAGCTTGTCATCCCATTCGTATTGGTAGAGTGAAAGGTTATTGATGAACTCTTCAAGTGATGAATCAATCCATATATTCTTAAATAACAAACGTCAAGCATCTATTCCAGATTCTATTGTACTCATTGGAACTACTTTACAGTTTCAAAGTAATCTAATAGCTGTTTCAAGTCGTGTTAATCCTGTACTAATTTCCCTTTGTCTTATGTCGTGAGGAAAATAATGATCTGCATATTTATATGGTTTGTTCTTGATTACTTCCGCATAATGTTCAAGTCAGTATCCTGTATTTGAATAACGATCTATAATTCTTATTTGTCATCCTGTTATCTGAACGAATCCAATAGACATTGCATCTGCAATACCAAGATCCCAAAACGTGTATACTTGTAATGCTGGATCGTATAGTCATTCTTTTATTCTTCATTCAGAATGTGCAAGCGATAGTTCCTTTCAGTATACCGATCATCGCATATAAGCCTCCCAACTACAATTATACTCTTGCTCGAACTCTTCTTCTGTCATTTCCTTTCTTGCATCTGCAATCTGTTCACTAGTTAATAGTTCTGTATCTGTATATCGAAGTAACATAGTAAAAAAACGATCATCTTTAATTGCTCTCTGATAGAGTTTAAAAAATGAGTTCTTACCCTTAGGAGTTCCAATCCAAGTTACCCATCATCCATTAGCATTTATCATTGGGAATATAATCTCTGAGTATATCCAACTTGGTTGTTGTGCATATTCGTCAAAAATAACTCAACGCAAGTCAAGTCATCGTAATGAGTCAGGATTTTCAGCACCAAATAGAGAGATTGTAGATCCGTTTGTATAAGTAACTATAAGCTCAGAAGCATTGTAAGCAAATCACTTTATCTGGTCTCAAAACTTCTGTATCATTCTCCAAGCGATCTTCTTTGCTTGCCTGTATGTTGGAGCTATGTATCAATAGTCTCATTTCTCTTTTACTGCTACAATTAGTGTATCAAGAACAGCTCATACAGTCTTTCAGGCTCTACGATGAACAACAAGAACATTGAATCGTTTCTTATTCTTGATGTATGTCTTTTGCCATTCTCTGAGTTGCGATAGATTTATTGTCTTTTCCATTATTATTTATACTTCCATCATAAAAATATTCATACAATTATTACAATAACAATTGATGCTAGTAAAAATATAACTTGATTATCAGTATATCATACTAATCCTTCCGCTGGTTGTTGTATATATTTTATCATTTATATCTCAATAGTTACTGTTTCTACTACAATTCTTTCTGTTTCCTTTCCTAGTAATAGTTGATTTTGTGTAAATGTAGATTGTCGTAATGTCGTCAACTGTGCGATTGTAATTCCATCAGCCTTATCTTCTATCATTTGTGCAATTAACGCATCGCCAGCACTCTGTAATGAGTTGTTTCGGTCAATTAAAGATGATACTGCTTTCGACTCTCGGCAAACTTCGGCAAACTCTGTATTAAGAATATGATTTACTGTCCTTTCAGGTATTCATAACTCATCAGAAATTACAGATCATTGAGCATTAGTATTTATCTTTGATTCTATGATCTTTGCTTTTGTTTCTATGTCTGTTTTTTTACCTCTCATATTAATATTATACTTTGTTATTAGTTCCAATCCTTCAATTCTACTTTAGTTATTGATTTTATAGATGCAAATTCTGGATCTGTATTGCTTTCTATTTCATTTCATAGTTTAAGTATTCACTTTCAAGATATAAATTTTATTCTTTCATACTTATCAAAAGAAGTTGCTTTTTCGTATATATCAGATGATGTTACTACATCTCTTTCTTTCATTATAATCTTTTGTCACTTTTTTGCAAATGGTCATCATTGTGATATATATTCTATTTCGAGAATTACATAGTCTCATTTATTATATTCCATAGTTTAGAATCAAGTTTTATTTTATTAGTGTTATTCAATTTATTGCTCCTATTCTTTCTCATCAGAAATCCTCAGTTAGTCCTTGTGATAACTTTAATGCTTCAACATCTATGTTTAAGTGACTCATTTCTATTTGGAAGTCTCTTATAGTGTCGAGTATTTTTTGTGTTACTATCATATTTTATATATTAGCATTTTTAATTAGCTTTCAATGGACATCGATGTAATTGATTTCTCAGCACCCGTCAACACAACGACAGCTATAATGTGTGTAAACTGCACCGCAAAGGCAAGAATATCAATGTCAGGATTCATTGGGTAAAATGTATGCCATAGATTATAATTGTTTCCAGTATAAGTATTTTCAGTCATCTAAATCAAACGAAATATCTGATTTATTTATTCTTTCTACAGTTTCAAGCCATAGTATAGAATATTCATAAGGTATATCCTTTACTGAATAACTATCTACTTTATCCTTGCTATCAGTTAATCTTACTTTCTTTGGAATCCATAAGAAATGTTTATGCCAAGTATAGTCTTTTGATGATCTTAATGTTTTTATTTTCATATTAGCGATTAATTAACATATTATTTATTACCATATTCCTGATATAGTCTGACTGATTCCAGATTGGTTTTACATTTGGTAGAGAAAGTCGAGCTTTTAGTGAAGAATTGTTTGATTTATTAGACATAGTTATTTGTTTATCCAGCTGTTAGTAAAATCAGTTCAATATATTTCTTTATCCGATAATCATACATTTTTTAAAATAGTATTTCATAGTCAATTTAATATATCATAGTTTGTTATTGTTC